GATGAACCGCAAGAAGGAGATATTGTACTGATGCGTATTCGTGGGAAATTGTGCCATACCGCACTCTATATTGGCAATGGCGAGATATTGCATACCAACCGCGGAACAGATGCGGTGATTGAACCGCTCGATGGTATTCGACAGCTTAGGCTGAAGGTGGAGGGATATTATCGTGCCAGCTAAAGTATATTTCTTCCCACACCCATTCACAAGCGAACGACGCGAAGAAACGATAGAATCAGGAGCTACGCTTGAATCTATTGTTAAGAACGCACGTAATGACATCCCCCACGGATTGATGGTAAGAACCTATGTCAATGGAAAACTTATCAGCAATAACGATAGAAGTAAAACTATCGTGCATGATGATGATGAGATAATTGTAAGGATTGTTCCAGAGAACGGTAGTGAAGATACCGACAGGGGAAAAGCAGCAAATACAAAAGCATTTGGTGGCGCTATTGCATCCCTAGCTTTGATTGCGGTTGGTATTGTTACAGGCGGAGTGGCATGGGTTGCTGCTGGATTTGCTATTGGTATAGCCTCTCCGTTCCTTGCAGGATTAACAGGTGCTGGCGTTATAGGTGGTCCTTATGCCGATGAGATGGGTACAATAAATCATCCATCAATTCATGGCGCACAAAATCAATCGAATCCGAACGGTAAAGTGCCGCTTGTGTTTGGCAAGCACTTGATGACGCCTGGGTATCTGTCACCACCTTATACCGAAATATCAGGTGTTGATGGCCAAGATCAATATCTACACATGGCATTTATTCTTGGATATACACCGCTCAAGGTGTCAAATATCCAGTTTGGCGATATGCTCATTGCAACGAACAGCGCCAATGTTACCAATGGTACAATCGTCTGCGACGGTGTCTTGCCAGGCTGTGAGGCTGAAATAAGGCAAGACAGCGTGAATGGTACAGGACTTTCGCTCTATCCAAAAGAAGTCATTGAGCAAAACCTTTCTGCTGCGCTTGCACGGTATCATGTACTTGAATCAACTAAAGAATTGAATGGGATAACTATAACCGTAAATGCGGCTGCAAGAACCTTCACTCGCTCATCAGGTGATTGGACAGCGACCGGCACGAAAGACACAACGAGTTATGCTGATATTCGTGTTGGAGACTTTATTACCTTCTCTGGATTCTCTAACGCTGGGAATAATAAACAATGCCTTGTCACTGGAGTTTCGCCGACAACAATCTATTGCAATCAGGCAACAGGCTTGGTGAACGAAGCAAAATCTGGAATACATGCACGGTGTATCGTTGTACCATCGAATATCCAGACAACGGCAAAAAACACCACTAAAATTGCGGTAACGATAACGTTTCCAAAACTTGTCAAATACTCTAATAATGATAAGCTTAACGCAACAGTCATGGTTAAACCATATTACCGATTAAAATCTGCGCCAGGTGCTACCCCAAACCCGTGGACGTTGCTTGGCACATTTGACAATGGATCGAACACTATTACACGCAACAAAGCTGAAACCCTGCGGTTTGTCGCAACGAGTGCAACACTGACGGCTGGGCAATATGAAGTGTTCGTTGCGCGCGAAACAGAAGATGCGACTGATAGTAATATTCAGGATGTAGTGTTTTGGACAAGCCTGCAATCTTTTACTGATTTGGATATTATGCCTGTCAATACTCGCAAAAAGGTTGCGATTCTTGGCATAAAGATAAAAAGCTCGGAAGCGGTACAAAATTGCATCACGAAATTGAATTGTATTGTCAGTGCCGATTATTCATATATTACAGAAAAAGATACAGGTCATGATTGGGCATCAATCATTGCTACCGACCCACAAAATACTGCACTTGCATTTGTTCATGCGTTGATGGGCGCTGGGAATCCACGGCCACGAACCGCCGCACAGATTGACTGGAACTCGGTCTATGCCTTCGCGCAATGGTGTAACACGTTGAAAGGTTTGAGTGGAAGCCAGTATCGCATAGAAACCAATGGAATCGTTACACAAGGCGCAAAGCTATCTGAGCTGATTGCGCAGATTCTTTCACCTGCACGAGCGTCACTCACAATGTCTGATGGAACCTATGGCGTTGTATGGGATGCTTTGCAGACAACGCCGAAACAGCATATCGGCCCGCATAATTCGTGGGGATTCAGAGGAACAAAATCTTTTGGCGAAGTCGTCCATGGATATAGGATTAAATTCATAAATTCGAATGAACAGTATGTTATCGATGAGCGTATAGTGCTTGACGATGGCTACAAGTACGATACCGAACAGGATGGCGTCCTTCGTGATGCATGGGGCGTCGATAGAACGAGCGACAGCTCATATACCGAAGCGACAAAGTTTGAGTCGATTGAAGCCGTGTATATGACGAATCCTGCACAAGTGTTTGGCTTTGGCAGATACTTGCTTGCGACTAGACGGTTGCGTCCAGAGATGTTTACCGTCAACATGGATGCTGAAAACCTAGCGGTGAAGCGCGGTGAGTTAGTGAAAGTATCACATCCGGCGCCTAGGTGGGGGCTTGCAGATGGCAGGCTTACAGGATTAACTACCGATGAATATGGCGATATTCTCGCTGTAGAAACCGACAATGCGGTGTTTATGGAATCAGGTAAATCATATGCTATACGTTTTAGGACTTCAAGTGGGGCTTCAATTTACTGGCCTGTTGCAACGGTTGCTGGCGACACACACACGCTTACTTTTTCAAGCGGTATGCCTGTCAATGATGATATGCCAGCTGTCGGAGATATGTTCTTCTTCGGTATCGCTGGCCTTGAGACCATTGACTGTATCGTATTTGGTATTGATTTGAACGATGATTTGTCGGCGAAATTGACATTGTTTGAAGCGGCTCCAGCTGTGCACAATGCCGATGCTGGTGCAATACCTGAATTTAATAGCAAGGTGAGCTTCGGGCCGAAAGCCTCGGCGCCATCTACAGTGACGCCGGTATATCCGCCATCACAAGACGTGATTCCATATCCTGCAACAAAAGCACTTGCAACGCTCTCTGCCCCCGTGGATTTCAACGGTCAATACGGAATTTATCAAGGGATAATATATATCGGCACAATGCCAAATACATGGGTAAGGGATTATGCTGGGCAGACAGCGGCAGAAGTAGCATCAATAGCTTCAGATTATGCAGACGATGCAAAAGATTATGCGGAAACGCTTGCCTCAGCTCTACAGACACAGGTTGACAGGGCAATTGTTTACTATACGCAAGCTGGCGACCCTTCAATTGACTGGACAACAACCGCATTAAAAAATGAACATATTGGCGATTATTGGCGCACCGCTACAGGAGCCGTATGGAAACAGTGGAGTGGTACAGCGTGGACGGAGATATCTGATCCCGTCGCGCAGGCTTGCGCGACCGCAGCGGCCGGGGCCGCCGACGCCGCGCAAGGAACGGCAAATTCTGCCGTGACCGCAGCTGCGAATGCGCAGACTACCGCCAACAATGCCGCATCCTCTGCGACTATCGCAAATAATCTGCTTGCCGATATTGCATCAGACAGCAAGCTCACTCCGGTTGAAAAATCTAGCGCAAGAAGCGAGTGGAATATAATCGCCGCCGAACTCACGGCGAACGATGCACAGGCTACCGCTTTCGGAATAACCACTGAAAAGACGGCCTACGATAATGCATTCCAGGCTCTTGCTACCTATCTAAATGCCGGAACGACCTGGACATCTGGAATTCCTTCGTGGCTCGCTGATGCAAACCTCGGAACGACAACCGATATCGTAGGTGCTACATTCCGGGCAACGTGGAAAGCCTACTACGACGCCAGAACCGCACTCCTGAACGCTATCGCTGCGAAGGCAAAAACTCTCGCCGACGCCGCGCAAGGAACGGCAAACGCGAAAACCACAGTATGGGCGACGCTCGCGCTCGCGCAAGCCTCCGCCAAAATTGGGGATTTATTCCTCGACGCCTCCCTGCTCTACCGCTGTACTGTAGCTGGCGCATCAATCACTCTTGCAAACTCAACGCGCCTCACCCCGAAACGGTATGCTGACGTAGCCAATACTACCGCAAGAAATGCGCTTACTGGCATGATTTTCGGTGATAGCGTTTATCAGACCGATACTCGGCAATGGTACATTTATACAACGTCATGGGTTGCGGATGGTTTGCCTCAACTTAGCGAAGATGACGTTGAGGAGATGATACCTAGATGTCTTGGCCTCTTTGCTTACGCCAGCCGTGGCTCAATCGCGGGAATGCACGAGAATGACCTTGCCGTGCTTTACTCCACAGTGTGGGCCGAACGTGGCATCTATGCCTATATCGGCACAACATGGACCAAACAGCCTAGCCCTACGGCGAATCAAGTATCATTATGCTTTGTCTACGTACTTGATGCCGTCAGGCAGGGATATGGTGTGTCGGCTGACTACATAGGTACGGGGGCAACGAGTTTTGAGACTCTGCTGGTCCGTTTTCTCTTTGCACAAAACATTGTTTTAGGCACCACAGGATATATCAAATCGTCGAATTTCGCTACCGACCCTACAGGCTTCCCCTCGGCTGGCTTTAGGCTCGCGCATTCAACTGGGGTTCTTGAGGCGGTTGGCGCGAAACTAGATATTGCCGAAGTGCGAGGTGTGAAATGGTCAAGCCCTGTGCAACTAGGTTCTGGATTAACGATATCTGGAGCAGGCTCCGCTGCACTTGCAGCACTCAATAGTACCGATGTTGCATTTATCGACAGGGACAACGATTCTCTCAGAGTATATCGCTGGAATGGTTCAACGTGGGCACAAGTAGGTTCTGGGTTATCGATATCAGGAATAGGCTACCCCGCACTTGCGGCGCTTAATGGTACCGATGTGGCATTTATCGACGGTGTCAACGCTTCTCTTAGAGTATATCGCTGGGATGGCTCAACTTGGACACAAGTTGGTTCTGGATTAACAATATCAGGAGCAGGCACTCCCGCGCTTGCAGCCCTCAGTAGTACTGATGTGGCATTTATCGACAGTGGCAACGATTCCATTAGAGTATATCGCTGGAATGGTTCAAGTTGGGCGCAGGTCGGTTCTGGATTAACAATAACGGGAGTAGGTTATCCTGCACTTGCAGCACTCAATAGTACCGATGTGGCATTTATCGACAGTTACATCGAATCCCTTAAAGTATATCGTTGGAATGGTTCAAGTTGGGCACAAGTAGGTTCTGGATTAACAATAACGGGAGTAGGCCAAGTAGCACTTACCGCACTTAATAGTACCGATGTTGCATTTATCGACAGATCCAACGATTCCATTAGAGTATATCGCTGGAATGGTTCAAGTTGGGCGCAGGTAGGGTCAGCTGGGAGTATATCGCTTTCTGGGGGAATACCTGCTCTTGCCGCGATGAATGGTACTGATGTGGCATTTATCGACAGTTACAACAAATCTCTTAAGATGTATCGTTTTGGTTTCTCACTTGCAACGCCATATCATCCATAAGGAGAGCAATATTTGGAGTTAAAGGAGGGATAAAATGGCTGTAAACTATACAAACAATAATCTGCAAGACAATTTTGGCGAACCCATAAGGAGGATGAAATGGCAAATTTAACCGAATCGTCAGTGTATGAATCTGGCGTACCGCAACTCGAGACGACAACTCAGGCAATAGGTGGCCCCGGCGGCGTAATGAACGCACAGGCGCAGGCACTTGCAAATAGAACGAAGTTTCTGAAAGACGTATTGGATTCGCCGACCGAATTGGCGAACCGTCTGCCCGATGCAACAACAAGCGTCAAAGGTAAGGTGCAGCTTGCCTCGACTGGACAGCAGGACGCCACAAAAGTGCCGAAGGCCACAGGCGCAGAGATTGCTTCCTTGCTTGACGCTGGCGGGTATAACCTTGATAGCCTCGACGATGGAACGAATTACAAGCGCGTTACCGCTGCAGAGAAAGGTGCACTTGCCGCCGGGTATGCGCACTTACAACAGCTTGCAGACGCTGAAGCGGCGACTGCGCTTTGGGATTATAATGCCGCAGCAAAGATGCCACCATCCCTATTAAAAAGAATTGTTGAATCTTCATCCAATGGAGCGGCCACAGTAATACATGATGACCTTGGTTTCCCCTCGATGATGTACGTTATTCGCGGGCCTATCCTCGCGGGGCATATCCATTCTGATATGGGCGGTGCCACTTTAGGGACCGATGATTTCCCCGCTTTTAAGGTTAACGGTGTACAAAAAACTGAAATATTTATTTCAATGTTTAAGATGACCAGCTTCAATGGTACAAGTTATCATGGTAGTGGCACTGGATGGCGCGCCGTATCTTGGCCTGGCCTTTATCCGACTGGAAGTCTAAATTATGACGTCAATAAAGCCTTGCATACATCTAAAGGCCCTGGCTGGCACATGATGAATATTTGGGAGCGCGCGCTCATTATGTGGCTTTCTATGAAGATGGGCACAGAGCCGAGGGGAAATACCTACTACGGCAGAAGCCACGAATCAGGCTACGAGTATGAGTCTGCGGTCCGATTTGACGGGTTAGCTCCAGGAGTGGCATCGGGAACCCCGAAACACAGAAACGGATCATGCCCCTCAACATGGTCCCACAATCGTGAGCGATGGGGTATCTACGATCTTGTAGGGTCGATGTACGAGTGGACCGATTTAATGAAAATTGTGGACGGCCTCATTTATATGCCGAACGACAACTATTTTGATCTCGCAGAAGCATCTTGGCCTTCGCAAGGAGTGTATTTTGATAATACTGTTGCTGGATCAGGTGGTGTTCCCATACTTAATACCTCTCGCGAGAATGCGCTGACCAATCCGAATTCTTCCTCGGTAGTGCATAGCTCCTTGATGATGGCTGCAGAGTATGATGCTCTTAATATCGCTGTCCGTCAGAGAATGCTCAAAGCGGGGATAGCTCCCAAGATTTCCAGCACTGGCAGCACAAATCCGTGGTCGCCGAAGGGCATTTTATACATGCGAAACTACGGTGAGCGCCTGCCGATCTGCGGTGGTGGCTGGGGCAACCCGGCCGTTGCCGGTCTCGCGTGCCTTTATCTGGATGACCTTCGCTCGGCTGTGGGCAGCGTTATCGGTTCTCGCTCGGCTTTTATTTCTCTCTCCTGATCCTTGATCTTTCTTGGAGGTTTCTTAATGGACAACTTAACCGTGCTGACAAAGTGGGAGGATCTCGCCGGATATGCGTACATCGCCATAAAGAGCTACCCGAAGAGCGAACGCCACACTTTGGCAGCGCAAACGGTCAACGCGCTCCTCGATACAGGAGCGGCGATCCAAGCGGACACTTTGCCCGCGGTGCGAGGAAATGGAGCGGGAAAAGCTAAAAAGACTGATGGGAGAATAATTTTTAGGAGGTGTGAAATGGGAGAGGATGTAGTTTTTGTTCCGTGCGCGTCTTTGATTTTTGATTGGGGTATTTGGCCGCGTCACGAGGCTAATAATGTTGACTACACCAACGTCATGCGTATGGTGGACGCAATAAAGGCTGGAATCGAGCTTCCGCCGATTATCGTTGATAAAAAAACCATGCGAATCGTTGACGGGTTCCATCGTACAAAGGCGCATGAAAAAGTCTACGGAGAATCAGCGCAGATCCGCGCAATCATGCGTGAATACAAAAGTGACAAGGACGTCTTTATTGACGCAGTGGCGCTCAATGCAAGCCAGGGATTGCCGCTGTCGCCGATGGACAAAGCGCACGTCATCATTAAGGCGCAAGAGCTAAAACTGCCCATCGAGGTTATCGCTAAAGCATTAGGCATCACGCCGGAGCGCGCAAAAGAATTCTTTCAAAAGCGCAGTGTGCAGTTTAGCGATGGCGAGCGCCGCCCTGTTGCCGCTGGAGCATCGAGCCTTGCTGTTAAGCTCAATCAAAGCGGGGCAAAGCCTGACGAAAAGCAAGAAGAATTTTTCACGCGCTCAAATGGCATGTTCCCGATGACGAACGCACGCCTTGTCCTTATCGCGTTGCGCGCGAAAGGGTCATTCGAGCCGACAAAGGAGGCAATTGCGCTGTTAATAGAATTGAGAGCTGAAATTGACCGAGTGCTCGAAAGTAGTGAGAAAACCATAGAGCAAGTGTCGTTTCAGAAAGCGCCGAGAAGCGGTACCTCATTCAGGAGGCAGACAGGAATCTTGGCAGATTTAGACTTTTGGTTAGATTGGGCGTAAAACTGGGATTTATGCCCCTTAAGAAATGGGAAGTCCTCGGACGGTACACGTCCGAGGTCGGGAAGATGTTGGGCGGCTGGCTTAAAACCGCCTAGCAATAAAAAGGGGTGTAGCTGAATGTGGCGCCTGCCGATCTGCGGTGGTAACTGGCACGACGCGTCCAGTGCCGGTCTCGCGTGCCTTTATCTGCTTTACCTTCGCTCGAATGCGGGCTACCATGTCGGTTCTCGCTCTTGTTACATAGCATAAGGAGTTACAAATGGTTGAACACTTTGAAACAATTGAAGAAGCAAAGCTCCGCAGAAACGAATTACTGGACGCCTCGGCCTATGCGCAACGGCCTAGTTTTGCGGAGCGATACACGCATAAAAGCGTAGAAGACTTTTTGCGCTATGACCGAAGGCTCTATGAGATAGTGGACGAGGCAACATTCCCTGCAGACATTGAGTGGCCGGACGTGCCAGTACCACAAACAATAGCTGAATTTAACGCAAGTTTGCCGAAGCCGCCGCTTGTGCCAGAGTATCCAGAGCCGCCGAAGCCGAAGGTGTTGTTGTGCCGCCATGGCGAGGTGTAAAAGTGGATACCGTCATCAACACTGCCGTGGCGCTAGTAACGACCGCGATACTAACAGGCACTTGGGCAATAGCGCGCAAGCGGTATAAGATACTCAATCAGCGGGACGCGTTGCTCGCCGAGGTGCAGCAGACGTTGCTTGCCGTGCGTGATGACAATCGCTACCAGTATACCGCGCTTTTGGCGGTCATTGATGCGCAAGAGCTACAGCTCCATGCCCTCAAAGGCAAAAAAATAAACGGCAATGTCGATGACGCGCTGGCAAAAATCCGTGAAGCGAAAGATGAAATCCAGAGACACCTCGTCGAGGAGGGATGCAAATGAGCCGCAAAATCGAGGATTTAGACCCTCGCTGTCAAGACGCCGCGCGCAAGACGCTCGATGCGCTGGCCGCAGATGATGAGCTGCGCAACTCTGGCGTGGCCGGCTGGCTTATTGTCGAGACGCGGCGCGAGCTGGCAGTGCAAATGGCATACTTTTCCCGCGGGCGCATGGCTCCCAACCATGTGCGGATGATGTACGATGCTGCGGGGCTAAAACAAAAACTCACCGACAAAGAGACACAAACCGCTATCACAACGACACTCAAAAGCAGGCATTTATCAGGGCTTGCGATGGATATCGTGCCTATCAAGGCTGACGGCAAGGCGTGGTGGGATGCCCCAACGCGAGTCTGGATGCGCATGGCAACCATCGCGGAGGGATTCGGGTGGGAGTCTGGCGTGCGGTGGAAAGACTTCCCCGACTTCCCGCACCTGCAATGGAGGCTATCATGAGCGCAGGCTACACCCAAGAGCAGGACGGCGCGCGCTCGATGCGGAGATTACTGGCGCTGTACTATGCTCTCTTATCAGGCGCGCTCTTGCTTATCGGTGCACTATACGGCACAACGGCGGGCATTTACGGCGGGCTTGGCTGCGCGCTGGTGGTGCTGGTGCTGCTAGGATTAACGACAATCAGCGACCTGCGCGGCATCAACTATCCGGCGATACCGGATGGTTCGAGCGGCGTAAATTCTGCCAGTCAACTACCAAAATTACGCCAAAATATGGATAGTGGACTGACAGAATTTGATAATCAAATGGAATCGCCATATAAGCCAGGAGATTAAAGGAGGGCTAGATGAATGACAAAATCAGTAAGGATATTGCTCTCGTTATTGTTTGCATTTTGCTTATTGTCGCCGCTTACAGCGCAATCGCAACCAGCCGCGAGCTGGGAAGACTTCGACAATCTTATGGGGAGCTTGAAGCAAGAAATCGACAACTTGAACTTGCAAATCATGAGCTTACAAAACTCCTTGACGCTAGCACAGAGCGACTTAGCCGAGTCGCAAGCAGAATTGCAGATGCTCAAAAGCAAGCAAGCGGAATTAGTGATACGATTAGTCGCATACGAATCCTCATTGGAGCAATCGAGGCAATTAGCCAAGAACTACGAAATCCGCTTACAGTCAGCCAACCGTAGCTTGATAATCTCAATCCTTGCAAACGTGGTACTTACTGGGGGGATTGTCTACCTGATCGCGCACTGAGGGGGTAACTTTGGGCGGCGAAATCGTCAAAGATTATATCAAAAAATACCGGCAATCGCCATCGTTATCTATCGCTAAGATTATGGTCAAGGAGCACCCGGAGACCTATCACAGTATCGAGCAGGCGCGCGCTAGCGTGCGCTATTACCGCGGGGCAAGCGGCGAGCGAAGCCGGGCAAAACTGCCAGATGCGCGCGTTGTCGACTGGCAGGCGTGCGTCGTTACCGAGTCACCGGCGATCGTTGCGGCAGATTTGCATATTCCATACCATGACAATGACGCCATCGACATTATGCTTGACCGCCTAGCGGCGATGGGCGCAAAGGCACTTATCCTTGACGGCGACGTGATGGATATGTATCAAGCGTCAAGTTTTACCCGCGACCCGTTGCAGATGACACTCGCTGATGAGCTTGAGCTTGTCTGCGATTTTATTCTCGGCATCCAGCAAGACTTCCCAGACCTTCAGATATACTACAAGCTAGGGAATCATGAGAAACGCTGGGAAACTATGCTTAGGGCTAAGGTACCGGAGCTAGTCGGGTTTGATTTTACCTCGGCTCAAAAACTATTTGAGGACCGACTACCGGGAGTTACGGTTGTCAACCATACGACGCCGATGAGTTACGGAAAGTTAACCATCATCCACGGGCACGAGTATGGCGGCGGGGCTGGAATGCCAGTCAACCCGGCAAGATTGATGTTCCTCAAGGCGAAAAAGTCGGTACTTTGCGCGCATTATCATCAAAAATCCGAGCATCAAGAGCCGACGATTGTCGGCGATAGTATCGACGCTTGGTCGGTCGGATGCTTGTGCAACCTACATCCAGAGTACGCCCCGCTCAATAAGTGGAGCTTAGGCTTTGCTGAGCTAGCGCTTGACGAGGATGGTAACTTTGACGTGCACAACCGGTCGATTATTGACTATAGGTTGAGGTGAGCATGACTGATTGTACCACACGGCCTGAAACAATGCAGAATAATATTACAAAGACCTGCGATGGCTTGGCGCGCCTGCTGGTCGCTAAAAATCAGCGCTATGGCAACAGTGCCCTGGAGCCGATGAGGGTCTTTAGCCGCGCGGATCCGGCTGAGGGTATCCTGCTGGGCTTTTTTGTATAGTAGTTTTCCTCAAAAAAATCGCAAATATTTTTATTTTTCCTCTTGATAAACCCAAACACATGGGATATAATATAATTATCAAGATTGAGGAGGAGCAAAGATGAAAGCTTCCGAGATTTGGCGCAACTACATGACGGCGATGGATAAGCGCCGCCCTGGTTCCGCTTTGTCTTGGGAGCACTTTCGCTCCTATATCCTCTCTCCCTCTGTGGTGTATCATAGCCACGGGGGGAGTTTTATTTTTGGGCAAGTGCAAGATGGGATTTTCTTCCCGTCGCATTTCGCCCCAAAAGGCCCCAAGAGTGCGGTTGAGCTGCTCAAGCTCATGCGCTCCAAGGCCGTTTGTTTCGCTGTCACTGAGGACTTATCCTCGATGCTCCAGCGATTAGGATACAAGAGGCTGCCCTTGAGGGTCTCTTGCGATTTCAGAGGAACTAAGGTGCAAAAGGTCATCTTGGTGTCCTCTCTTCGGATTGCTCCTAAAGTGGCAATCCTTATTCTCAAGGAGCGTTTCGCTCAATCTGGGTTGAAACGTTTTTCTGAGCGATTAAGCCTGGTTCTTTTTAGGATCAGGCATATTTCATTAAAAAGAGAGCAATTCGTAAGCATAGATGAGGATGCTCTCTATAAGGAGGTTTAATATGTCAGAATATTTCCATGAGGGCAAGGCGCCCGCCTGGATGAGGCGGGAATGGGATGGCCGTAGCGATACGGCCGAGCATTGGACGCTAATCGATCCCGAAGACGGGATTGATTGCGGAGAGGAAGTCCATTGCCTTGAGGATGACTCTTGGCATTGGATTTCAGGAGAGACTTACAAGTCTTTATAAGTCTCAGCCCTAGGGCGGTGAAAGCTGCCCTGGGGCTTTTATTTTAGGAGGAGAGAGGCCGAGTGGTTGGATGCAATGCATGCTTGTTATATAGAGGGAGGTCAAAAATGACTGAAGAGGAAATTTTGCGATTCTGCATGAGTATTGCAGGCCGCAAGGGTGGCCGCTCTCGCTCGCCCGCAAAAGTTGCGGCTGCCCGTGAGAACGGGAAGAAGGGCGGGCGGCCGAGGAAAAATAAGGAGGAGGCAATAAATGAAAAATGAGTATGAGGCGTTAAGAATGCTTATTGATTATCCTGGCTCAGGAGAAGCAACGGCAGCACATGGATATCTTGCTGCCATAAGAGTATTAAGGGGCGGAGCATCGCATGATGTTATTGAAGCAATGCTGCTGGATCATCATAAATTGCTAGAACGTGGATATCGTGCAGCGTTGAGTGAATGGGAGGCTCAATATGACAAGGAATGAGTGGAAGGCTGAGCGGCGGCGCATCTGGTGGGCAAAGCATCAAGCGTTGGCCGGCATACTGGTAGGCGGTTGCCTGCTAGTTGCTCCTGCGCTGATCGTCTTGTCCAGCAAAGAGTCAGCGGCGGCGCTCGATAAATGGCTCGATGGTTGGTTCGGCACGGTTGTTGCAGTGGTAGCAACATTGATTGTGCTGATGTTATTCGTCGAGATAGTGGTTGGAGCTATAGATGAGGATAGGAGGAGGAAATGACAAAGTATGAAGTGGAGTTTGACTTTAGGAATAGCCGAGTGGGCTATGTCCTAACGGTTACGGCTAGGGATAAGTCGGAGGCTCGTATAAAAGCTATTGGATTTTTACAAGAGGGCGAACCTGGCCTCATAATTAAAAGAACTAGAGTAAAGGAGGTACAAAATGACATTGTACGAAATTGAGCGGCAATATCTTGAGATCCTCTCAATCGATGAGAGCGATCCAGATATGCTTGCTGCAAAAAAGCAAGCTCTCGATGAGATCAATGAGAGTTTGGAGATCAAGGCGGACAACATCGCGCGATTTATCCGCAATCTTGACGCTGATATAACCGCGCTCAAGACCGAGGAGGACAGGCTCGCTGAAAAGCGGCGAGTGCTCCAAAATAAGCAGACATGGCTAAAATCCTACCTGTTTAATGTGCTCAAGGAGCTAAAGCTGCAAAGTATTAAGGCGGGCATATTTAACATTAGCATCCGTAAAAGTCCGCCGAGTGTTTCGGTGAAAGACCAAGCATTGATTCCACAAGAGTTTTTCATTCCCGTCGAGCCGAAACTTGACTTGCGGGCAATCGCAGAGAAGCTGAAAGCGGGCGAGCAGGTGCCTGGTGCGGAGCTTACGCAGGGCGAGAGCCTTGCGATTAGATAAGGAGGTATGAAATGGAAGGATTAGAGATTTACGAGAAAATGGCACAACCGCCAAGGGATGCGCTACGAGAGATTAGGGGGGGGAGGCTTGCGGGGATGTCTGATATAAACCCGCAATGGCGCTATCGCATAATGACCGAGGTTTTCGGTCTATGCGGTATCGGTTGGAAATACATCGTTGACCGCACATGGACGGAGCAAGGCGCCGATGGTGAGGTTTTCTGCTTCGTTCAAGTGTCGCTGTTTATTAAGCAGGGAGACGAATGGAGCGAACCGATCCCTGGAGTCGGTGGCAATATGCTGATCTCAAAAGAGAGGAACCGCTCTAGCGAAGGCTCTCACTTGTACAACAACGATGAAGCCTTCAAGATGTCGCTCACCGATGCGCTCGGAACGGCAATGCAAAGAATCGGTGTCGCTGCTGACGTCTATGCTGGGAAGTGGGACGGCAGCAAGTATGCACAAAGCGAGCCGCAGAGGGAACCTGTGAAGCTTGGCAAGAGTCTTGAGGAAATTGCGAAAGAGAAGGCTATGACAGCGCTTTTGCAGTATTCTCCCGAGCAAAGGATAGAATACTATACGAAGCATGGGGGACTTATAATTGGCAAGACGCCCGACGGCAAAGGCCGCTGGAGTGGTATTGACTGGGTCGCTCTTGCAAAAGAGCTGGGAGCGATCAATGCTTGAATTTACGGGGCGCATCTTGAGTATCGAGCCGCTCATCATCGAGTATCCCGCTGGTTATAAGCAGGGGCTTGAGAAGTTAGCACAGAAAGATTCGCTCATAGTCAAGATTGCGCCGCCCCGTAAGCTCAGAACCACAGGCGAGCGGAGTCAGAATCATCACTTGAACGGGCACATACAACAGATCTGCATTGAGACAGGTAATGACTTCGCCGCTGTCAAAGCCGTGATAAAACAAATGGCCGTGAGTATGGGATACCCGTTCCGCACATTCCGAGGGATGGTGATTCCATACTCCGAGGCCGAATCTTCGGTGCAAGAGTGCGCAATGCTCATTGAGGCTGTGCACAGGTTAGCGGCTGAGGAAGGAATATTGTTGAAGGAGACTGAAATATGAAACAGGAGAATCTTGGAGCATTATGGATTAGCTATTCAAAGAATCCTAAAATGCCGTTTGCTTCTGGATCGCTACAGATCACAGACAAGAATCTATTGGATCGGCTTGCTCGCGGAGAGAAGATTCCAATCGTTGTCTGGAAAGATAACAGAGAGCGAAATGGAAAGAGATATCCTGATTACACCATATCATACGATTCATATCGGGATGAAAAGAAAGATGGAATTGGAAGCTCGACGGACGATATTTATTAAAAAAACATTGACAGGTGAGAAAAGTGTGATATAATAGAAATATGCGGCTGGCTACCGCAAAATGTCCAGATGACGCGACTGGAAAAAGTTAAGAGTCATTAGGGCTTGGAGCCGCACGCGTCGCGGCTGAAATGAGAGCTAGCCGCTCTCGCCAAGCCCCGATGACTCTTTTTTATTGCTGGAGGCAAAGATGAAAAGTAAAAATAGATATATCAATACAGGCTTCTGGGATGACGCCTGGGTTCAGTCATTAGACCCAAGCGAAAAATTCGTATATCTATATCTGCTCACAAACCCGCTCACTAATATAGCGGGAATTTATGAGATCACAACAAGAAGGATTGTATTCGATACTGGATATAACTCGGATACCATAGCGAATATATTAAAAAAATTTGAGAAAGCAGGAAAGGTATTCGTAAAAGACGATCTGATCGTTTTAGTTAATTGGCCGAAGCATCAGAAAGTGAGCGAGAACGACAATAACCGAAAAGGCATCGATGACATTCTTATGTCGCTTGATGATGAGAAATTGTTATTCGTTATTCGGTCTGGATATAAATATCCTTTTCTGAATGAAATAATAGAAAAGAGGAAGCTCGATATAAGCCCCTTACAAGCCCCTTACAAGCCCCTTACAAGGGAGTCGAACTATCTTAATCTTAATAGTAATAGTAATATAAATATAAGACAGCCTTCGGCTGAAGCGGTAATGCTTTCGAAGCAAAACGAAATTCAAAACTATCAAAAAGAAATACAAGACGAGGTTGATGATTCTACACTTGATTGTATGAATTATGCTGTTATTAACGATAAAAAGACTAAGCGCAAAAGAGCAAGCAAGGCTGGAAACGATATAGAGCTATACAATGCAATAAAACAACGGTTCGAGGAGGTTAACGGAGCTTTTGCTAACTATGGGAAGGAGGGTGCAGCGATCAAGAAAATAATTTACCTAACAAAAGGCTACGAAGAGGAAATTGAAGTTATGATGAAAAAGTTTCAAGAGCTCCGTTGCGCTGGTGATAAATTCTGGCAGGATCAGCCCTTCTTACCTTCGGTGCTTGTCTCTCTATGGGATAGAATAAGGTTTTTAATACGGCGAGACGACGACGGGCTGCGTAATTTTATAAGACTGATTGAGGAGGCGGGGCAATGAGTCCTACTGAGTTTGCGTACTGGTTAATGAAATACTACAAGTCCGCATATAACGATGTTCAGCAGGTTGAAATAACAAAATATATACGGGATTTATCCCCGCAATATTTGGATTCGCTAAAGGAGGTACTAACGAAAAGATATTCCAACGTAGCGGCTAAACCGCCGGACATTGCGATATTCGAGCGGTTACGTGAGGAGGCTGTGCAAAACATGAAACCGATAGCGCAAAAACGGCTCATAGAGAATGGCGAATATGTGAAGGTAGGATTTAGCGATTTTGTCGAATATATGCAACGGACAAGGGGGATTAAGATTGAGCAACCAAATGATGCTTCGGGGATAGATGGGTTCGTCAATTCCAGAGGGCATTGGCGGAAGATAGAAGACGAAAGTGGCGTCGATATTTTGTAGGAGGTGAAGGATGGCTGATCTGAATAAAAAGACCTACCAACAGCTAATTAACCTATTGGATAAAGAGGTTTCGATTTACGTTCGCAACAAAGCAGCAGTGAATGGCTGGTGTTTTTGCTATACGTGCGGGGCGCCGCATCCTGTCTCAGAGATTGACGCTGGACATTATATTTCTCGGAGGTTCTACGCAACGAGGTACGAGCTAGATAATATCAGACCTCAATGTCAAGGATGTAACAAATATAGAGGAGGTGAGCCGATGAAATTCCGATCAAGACTTGTCGCTGATATTGGCGAGGAGCGAGTAAAGCGGCTGGAGGCAAAGGCGGAATTAAATGGAGAAAGGCATCTTCCAAGGGAATGGCTGATTGAGGAGATTGAGCGGTATAGAAAATTGAATAAGGGAGTAAAAAATGAATGAGGGAATATTGGCTGCGCAAAATATTATTGATCGTTTACTGGATAAGCTAAAATGGATGCCCGAAGACGAAAGGCATCAGGTGAACTTATCAAAAAACGAGGTTGTATGTCTAAATAATTTGCTTACTATTGCTAAGGCTCAAGACAACACTGGCAAAGTGATTGAACGAGAGTTACAAAATACGCTCATGAGATTAGAAAGCGTTGGATGCTGAAAGGAGGCTGAAAATGGTTTGGGATGAACACGCTAGCAATATGATTCCATTGGTTAAAAGATTGGATTACTATGAAGATTACGAGCGGATGCTTACCGTATTGAGCGCAAAACATTCGGGCAAGGCTTCGGCGATCGTGCGCAAATGGAACGATAAATGCTTCGGGCGAGATTCCGAGGCGTATATGTCGCGACGATTAGGATTGAGATAGGAGGCAGGATATGAAAATAGCAGCACATATAAAAGGCTATTACCAAGTAGGAGAATTCCAATATCAGGATTACATAAAAACTTATATTTTTGATGATTCTGCTACTATTGCACAGATTCTAAAAACTACGAAGCAGAAGGACATTTGCGATTGCAATTTGTCGATGGTAGTTGAAGATCAATCCAAGCCTGTCCTTAAATTTATTGATGAAAATATTGTTAATTGATGCCGATTCAGTTATACCCAATCTACCACTAATGAAATTAGGTGGATGGCACAAAAGCAAGGGGGATGATGTAACACTTCATAAGTGCAACTTGCCATATTACCCCACTAGAAAGAAAATCACATATTATACCCCTCATACACTATTCGATGAGTTTGATATAATATACTGCTCTGTTGTTTTTGATGGTAATGTTTCTTATGTAAAAGGTAAAAACATTATATTTGGTGGTACTGGTTTTGACTTAAATACAACGTTACCGGATGAAATAGAACATTTTGAACCTGATTATAGTTTATACCCAAACAATAACACATCGTATGGGTTTATTACAAGAGGTTGTATAAGGAATTGTAGTTTTTGTAAAGTTCCAAAAAAGGAAGGTTATATTCATAAAGTAAACAATATAGATGACATTGTTAGGCATAAACAAGTAAAATTTCTTGATAATAATATTCTGGCTTTTCCAGACCACGAGCAGATATTGCAAGAGTTGGTTGATAAGAAAATAAAATGTCAGTTTAATCAAGGACTTGATATTAGATTGCTGAATGAAAGAAATTCAAAGCTGTTATCTGAACTTAATTATTGGGGGGAATACACCTTTGCTTTTGATTCATACACATACAAAGATATAATCGAGGAAAAAATGTCTCTTTTAAAATGGGCAAAGGATTGGCAATTAAGATTTTTTGTATATGTTCATCCTGATATGTCTATTAGAGAAACAGTACAAAGAATCATTTTTTTGAAAAATCATAAGTGTTTACCATATGTTATGAGAGATATTTCTTGTTGGGATAGTGTATATAATCCTTTTTATATAGATATTTGTTCTTATACAAACCAAGTTAATTTTTTTAAGAAAAGCTCTTTTCAAGATTTCTTGATAAAAAGGCACACATCAAAATCATCTAAATATCGAATAGAGCAAAGTTTGATGCTGTGGAATGAGAACGGTGGTATAAAAGAGGGGGCAGAAAAATGATTTATGAAATTACAGTAGGAATTGAGCAGACATTTGGGTGCTGGTATGTATATTTCCATCGTACGGACGAGCAATCGGTAAGTGGGTGGAAAAGGCTTATCGGGAAGCGTGTCGTGGTGCGCTTGTGGTTGGACTTCTTCCTGCTCGAACAGATACAAAATGGTTTCATGACTTCATTTATCATAAAGCACAGATACGGTTTTTGAGGGGGCGCCTGAAGTTTTCAGGTGCAATCTATAGTGCCCCGTTCCCAAGTATGATTGTAGTTTGGGAACCAGAGAAGGAGTGAGTATGGTTTCGGTAAGTACAAGGACAGATCGCTCGCATAGGTTTCTCTTCGTTACTCTGAAGGTTGAGTTTACAAAAATCGATTTGGGCTATCTGGACGGGGAGGAAGCAGAGAAACTAGCTGATGAGTTTCAGGCTATGTCTAACGAAATTAGAGACTTTGCTAATTGGAGCAAGAAACAAGGGTGAAAACAGTCGGTTATGCCACTACTGCCGTTGCAATAGCGTTAAGTATTACCTTGAGTCTCTTGGCGCATAGGAGTATAGAGGAGTATGCGCTAGTGGGAACCGGAGAGACGTTTCGTGCAGCACTTGGATTTCTGCTCGCGGCAGCGTTTTTTATTGGTGTTGTTGTGTCGAGCATTATAATAACCATATTAGCGAAACACAAAGGAGGCTGAAAATGGTTTGGGATGAACACGCTAGCAACACGATTCCGCTGGTTGAGCGGATAGACTATTACAGCGAATATAGGCGGCTATTGATGTTACTAGAGGCGAAACATTCGGCGAGCGCCGCTGAGCTTATACGGAAATGGAACGACAGGTGCTTTGGACTTGAGGCTGAGGCATTTATGGCTAGGCGGCTTGGATTGAGATAGGAGGTAGAGAATGATAAAAATGAAGGAATACGAAGTTGCAGTTTATTTCGATGGGTATGACAAACCTTTCGTTGCATGTCCGTTCGCAAGGAATGAAGACGAGGCAATAAGAATCGTGAATGAGTCAAATAAAAAGTATCGGTCGAATCTTGCTATTAAATCGATAGAAGTGCGAGAGATAAAGCATAATGAATAAAAGGAGGTTGAAAATGAAAGAGAGTCAATCGGGAATGGCGAGAAACTGGGAAGATGAAGGCGAGCTATTTGATGATCCGCTAGATGACGAGGAGTACGCCGACACACAGGCGATGGAGGCATGGCTTGAGGAGCTGGAGGAGCGGGCGATTCGTGCAGAGCGAAAGAGAAAGAAAAATAAGGCTTGCGGAATTGGATAAATCGTGATATACTAATGAATAGGAGGTATAAAATGAATAATTTGCCAGATTGGCCTTTTCCGCCAGGATATTTCGACGAGGCTGAGGATGATGAAGTAATTGCTCAGCGTGAAGTAGACAGGGAGAACTACTGGGACGAGCAGCGGTGGAGATAGGAAGAAGAAAAAGATGAAATTGTTAGAAGGAGGTAAAAGATGAATGAGGTTGAGAGGCGGCGATTAAAGGCGGATAATACTATATGTGATTTTGAATTATAAAAAAGTAATTGCAAAATAATAGAAAAATGTTATACTATATTGGGGCTGCAATGTTTGGCAGGGACGCCTCCTCCCCTGCGGCGGCGCAATACCGCCCTGCCCCATTTTGAATAGGCACTTGACAAATAATTAAAATATAGTACGCTATACTCGGAGGTTGCTGTGGTAAGAATTGCCTGCAAAACAGCCGATTTATTGCCGCTCGATGCAATAGAAGACCTACAGGGCGGGTTAAAGAAAAGAAGCAAAAAAGATATTGAGCTGATAACTAAGTGGTTCAATGAGGCAGATGACAAGATCGAATTTTTGAATGAATTAAGAACATTTATTAGCAGCCTATCACCGCAGAAGAGCCAACCAGTCGATAGAATTCTTTGGGTGCCAGTAGATATAGTACAGGCAAACGACTATAACCCTAACTCAGTAGCAAGTATAGAGATGGAGCTGTTATACGTTTCAATCTCTCACGATGGGTATACTCAGCCTATTGTAACGGTATACGATAAAGAGCTAGACAAGTACATTATTGTTGACGGATTCCACAGATATTTTATAGCAAAGACTAAGGCAGATATTTCTAAGCGGATAAATGGTAGGATCCCTATAGTAGTGATAGATAAAGACATTACCGAGAGGATGGCGTCTACTGTAAGGCATAATAGAGCCAGAGGAGAGCATATGGTAACAGGAATGTCTAACCTCGTATTCCAGATGCTCGATAATGGTATGAGCGAGGCTGAGATATGTCAAGAATTAGGCATGCAGCCAGAGGAAGTTCTTAAGCTAAAACATATTACTGGCTTCTCTAAGCTATTTGAGAACGCTGAATATTCTAAGGCTTGGATGACGAAATACCAGATTAGGCAGAAGGCGAAGATGCAGCAGGAGAATAAGAATGAATGAGCAGAACCTTATTCCTACTTCGCAGCGCAGCAAGAGCGAAGCTAGAGAACTGGGCTCAAAAGGAGGCAAGGCGTCGGCAAAAGCTAGGCGAGAGAAAGCTGCTATTTCAGAGATGTATGCACGGCTGCTTGCTAAGAAAACGAAAGTGGTTATCGATGGAAAGCCCGCAACAGGGCTTGAACTATTAGAGCAGGTTGTTACGCAAATATTAGCGAAAGGGTCAGATTCAGCGAAGATTGCATTGATAAAAGAAATCAGGGAGACAACGGAAGGGAGTAAGGTGGCTATTACTGGCGACCTGCCGCAAATAGTCGTCGCGGGGCCTGGCGTTGAGGTAGACAAGGGCGACAATGGCGACACGAGTCAAGCATCTAGCGATCAAGAGGCCGACTCATGACTGAGCGTTTAGTCATGCGCCTTCGACCGGCGCAATGGCGAGTCTACACTGACCCTACGCGGATGAGGATCCTCGTCGCTGGGCGTCGCTTTGGCAAAACACACCTGGCCGCACACGAGCTCATGCGCACCGCGGTCAACCAAAAGGGCAGCACAAGCTGGTATATCGCGCCGACATACGGCATGGCGCGCGACGTCATGCTGCCTAAGCTTAAGGACATCATACCGCCCGGCTATATCTCATCGCTTGACCAGACAAACCTGCGGATAACCCTGCGCAATGGGAGCACTATCGCGCTACGGTCGAGCGACAACCCTGACCGCCTGCGTGGCGCCGGGCTTGACCTGGTAGTACCGGACGAGATGGCGTATCAAGACCCGGCAGCCTGGCCGACTATCCGTCCTGCACTATCCGACAAGCAAGGGCGGGCTTTGCTCATCTCTACACCTGCGGGCTATAATCATTTTTATAGCCTTTACCTTGCGGCGCATAACTCGCCAGACTGGTCAATCCACAAGTACACCACACTTGAGGGTGGCAACGTGCCGCCTGAGGAGATTGAGGCGGCTCGGCACGACATGGACGAGCGCACATTTCGGCAAGAGTACGAGGCGAGCTTTGAGTCGCTCGCGGGGCGCGTGTACTATGCATTTGATAGGCGACCGTATCCTGACGGCAACATCTCTGATGTCAAAGATATCGACGGCGCGCCGATCCTTGTCGGGATGGATTTTAACATCAACCCAATGAGCGCGGTTTTTGCCGTCAAAGCGGGCGGGCAGATACACGTAATCGGTGAGGCCACAATTGACAACGGCAACACGGACGAGATGGTCCGTCTGATCAAATCGCGCTATCCTAATCGCACAATTCGCATCTATCCCGACCCGACAGGCAATGCGCGCAAGACAAGCGCTCCTGTCGGACAGACAGATTTTACCATACTTCGACAGGCAGGTTTTCAAGTGCTCGCGCCATCGCATCCGTACGCTGTCGTTGATAAAATCAACACGGTCAACACAGGGCTACGCACAGCGGCGGGCGATAAGCGCGTGCTAATCAATCCTACCTGCCGACAATTGACGATGGCGCTTGACGGGCTAACCTACGTGGAGGGCACCAACGAGCCGGATAAATCCTCGGGCTTGGACCATATCACGGACGCATTGGGCTATTTGCTTTTGTGGGAGTTACCCTTGCGCGGTTCGGGCGGAGCGATTACACTGGGGGCACTATGACTGAGCTAGATCGGCGATTACAGGCAACGCATCCAGAGTATACAAGGATGCTCCCACAATGGACCAAGGCGCGTGACTTTGCGACGGGCGTCAACGCCATGCGTGCGCATGACCTGGCATTGTGGGCGCAGGGCTGCGCGTCGGTTATCCGCGACCTTTCCGGCGTGTCGAGGCTTCCGGTCGCGGGCGCGCAGTTTGCCACCATCGCGCAGTCTGCGTATATCCTCCCAACGTCTGACCGTATGACCTATACCGAGTACGTCCTCTACCTTTTGCGCGGGCACTGCCCGTCATACGTCGCGCTGACACGGTCGGGGTACTTAGGACTTATCTTTTCGACTCCGCCCCTGATTGAGCTACCGCCATCATGCCCGCTCCTTGATGATGCTGACCTACAAGAGACGCCGCTTGTGGAGTTCGTCGAGGGCGTGCTGGCTGAAGTGCTGCTCGTCGGACGACATGGTGTGCTACTGGACACACCGCCCGTCAACCAACTTGGGATAACCGTAGCAGAGGCGGAGCGGATGGGCCTGCGTCCTTACGCGGCGTCATACAAGGCTGAGGACATCCTGGACTGGCGAGAGGCGCGCATCGGTGGGCGACTTGTGCCTGTGTACTATAAGTTGCGTGAGCGTGTCCGTCGTGCCGATGGGTACGACTATGACTATCGCGAGCTTGTCCTGGAGGATGGCGAGTATAAGCAAGTTTTCTACACGCGGCGGGGCATTGACGACGACTATAGCGCTACTGAGATAGTGCCCCGCAAGGGCGGTCGTCCGCTGGACAGCATACCGTTCTACATGTACTCGCCACGCGGCGGCAAGCGCGATATTGAGACGCCACCGCTGAATGATCTGATTGACTTAATGCACGAGTACTATCAATGGGCGGTCGAGTTCGCGAACGCGTGCTTTGCGGTAGGCATACCGACAGCGGCATTCTTTGGATTCACGGATGAGGAAGTCCAGGGCATAACTTTGGGCGGGCTCAACGGCATACATTCGGTCAACGAAAATGCGGACGCGAAGTATCTTGAGTTTACTGGGCAAGGGCTAGATGCACTGGCGGCACGCGGCGTGTCAATCCTGACCAATATCGCCAAGTTCGGCGGAAGGATGCTGACACAAGACAAGGCAGCGGCTGAAGCGGCAACAACGGTGAGGATTCGAGCTTCGGCGGAGTCGGCGACGCTTGCGGATATGGCGCGGGCCTGCTCACGGATAACCGAGCAATGGCTACAATTCGCGCTTGACTGGGGCTTCGGCGGCGGCAGGGCGGTCTTTAGTCTTAACACTGAGTACATGGATTTTGCGCCAGACGCACAGATACTGGCCGAGCTTAGAAATCAGGTAAACGACAACCTGTATGCGCTAGGCGACTTGATACGGTATCAACGGCGCGTGAACCTGATTAACGATAGCAGGACTGATGAAGAGATACTTTCTGAGCTTGAAGCGCAAAAAGAAGCGGCGGTTGAACAGGCACAGGTAAGCGCACAATCGGCGCTGGCGAACATGGCGACGAGGCTTAGCAAATGACCGCGAATGAGGCCTTGCTGAAAGCGCTCATCGAGCACGCTGAGAAGCTCGAGGACTGGACGCAGGAAGAATATCAGGCAATCCTTGTCTTGCTTGAGGCTGCTCACGCAGAAGCGCTGGGGCATATCTCTACGCTATGGCGCGACAAAGATATTGGCGAGATTGCGACACGCGTCAACATGACCTATGGCGAGGCGATAAACAAGATTAAGTCGGCAATGGACAAATCACTGCCGAGGCTTGCGGACAATGAGGTTACGCAAATACAGGCCATGTTAGAGGAGATAATCCCCGGCATAGCAATAAAGGGCGCAATGGTTGAGTGGCAGAAAATAGCGGAACGCCCCGCGGCGGCAGGGAGTACGCTGGCACAATTAGTCGATGCGCTTGGCGTCAATAATATCACGGACGTAGTCGAGACGACAAAGCGCGCGATTGAACAAGGCAAGACGCTGGAACAGCTTATAGTAGAGCTTCGAGGCCGTGCGGTGAGGCGCGCGAAATGGGTTGGCGGTAAGTATGTTGCAGGCAAATATACCGGCGGAATAATGACGGTTGACACGCGGCAAGCAGAGGCGCTGGCAAGGACTGCCGTCATGCACGTGAGCAATACGGCTAGAGATATATTCTGGCGGGCGAATGAGGATATTATCCAAGGCTATATGCGCGTTGAAACGCTGGATGATAGGACGTGTATTCAGTGCGGGCTTGAAGATGGTATGGTATATGACGTGTACGAGCCGAAGCCGTTTCTCCCAAGTCATATTTCATGCCGAGGCCTATACACGGTTATCTTCAAGAGTTTCCGTGAGCTTGGCATTGACGCTGATGAATTACCTGATACAACGCGCGCGAGCATGAACGGACAGGTGCCGAAATATACAACGTGGAAGGATATGCTGGAATCGGCGAGTCCTAAAGAGCAGGCTGAAATATTGGGGCCGACGCGCGCGAAGCTGTATCAGCAAGGAATGCCGGTAGAATCGTTCGTGAAAGACGGCAAGTTACTAACACTTAAGGAGCTGAAATGAAAAACTGTATGGTTCCTCACTTGATCAAGAAAGGCGAACACTTGACGATTGAAGGCGTTGAGTATGTTGTGGTAGGAGTAAAGAAGCTCGATGCGCCATTCTATGAGGCGGAGCTTGAGCCATTTATTCCTGAAACTGATGACAAGGTGCAAGAGAAAGTTATCGATGAATCCGATGACTGATTTTATTTGTGAACAATCTGGCAAGGCCGGAAATAATACGGGCAAGGCCCGACCCTAGGGGTAGAATATGGACAAGTTGAAGGAATTGCTGAAAGAGCTTGGCGCGAACGATGCGCAAATTGCAAAGGCCGAGGGCATTGTCAATGAGAGCACGCAAGCCGCGATAGATGCTGAAGTCGCTGGGTTAAAGAAGAAAAACAAAGAGCTGTTGGAGAAGTACAAAAACCCAGACGACGACGCACGGCAAAAGCTCATTATGCTGGAATCAGAACGCGATGAATTGCAGGCGAACCTTGCACGGCTACAGAAGGATATGGAAACCGTGAAGGCTGACAAGCTAAAAGCGGAGAAAGAACGAGACGAGAAAGTCTCTGCCGCGAATCAGACTGTCGCCGACCTGCTGATTGATGGCGGGCTGACTTCGGCACTCGCAGGCGCAGTGAAACCTGCTCACATGGAAGCGGTGAAACTGTTGCACAAGAGCAAGTTCACTGTCGAGCTTGGGGAAGACGGAAAGCCACGGGCTGTCGCAAGCGTCAAGGTCGCTGACGGCACGGTGAAGAAGCTCGACCCCAAAGCGTATGTAACTGAGTGGATGAATACGCCTGACGGTAAAGAATGGGCGCTTGCTTCAAGCAATTCTGGTGGCGGTGCTGGTGGTTCTGGAGCTGGAGGCGGCACAACTAAAGCGTTTAAGGATATGACGCTTGATGAACGGACGCAGCTTTTCAAGAGCAACCCAGCGCAATACGCGGCACTTGAGGCCGCATCTAAAGGATAAAAGGAGTTTTATATGGCAGAGACTAAACTTTCGGATGTTATTGTTCCGACTGTTTTTGACCCTTATGTTTCAGAGCGATCGATTCATCTCAATAAGTTCTTCCAGGCTGGTGTACTGGTTCAGTCGCCCGTGCTGTTCGATAAGCTTGCTGGCGGTTCGAATACCTTCAATTTCCCGTTCTGGAAAGATTTATCTGGAGATTCAGAGATTCTCGACGAAACTAATCCAATGACGGTGAATGAGATTACCGCTGACAAGATGATTGCCCGCCGACAGCTTCGTGGTAAGGCGTGGGGCGCGACTGACCTCGCTGCACAGCTTTCAGGAGATAATCCTATCCAGGCCATCGGCGACCGTGTGGCTCAGTATTGGGCTACGCAGTATGAAAAACTGCTTACCCTTACTGTTCGCGGTATTATCGCTGACAACGTTGCCAATGATTCCAGCGACTTGGTGGTTGATATTTCAATCGATAATGCCACTAGTGCCACCGCCGCAAATAAAATCAGTGCTGAAAAGACAATTGATGCGGTATTGAAACAGGGTGACCATTTTAGCGAAGTATACGCTATTGCTGTTCATTCCACGGTCTATTCAACATTGCTTAAGAACGACCTGATTGACTATGTGCAGGACAGCCGTTCTAATCTACTTATTCCCAAGTATATGGGGCTGAATATCGTTGTTGACGATGACCTGCCAGTAATTGCAGTTACGGGCGGATACAAATATCATTCGTATCTGTTCAAGCAGGGCGCGATTGCATTCGCCGAGAATCCCGGCAAGTATGTTGCTAATGAAGCCTATCGAGACCCGAAAGGCATTGGTGTCGATTCCCTCTACACCCGCAGGCAGTTCTGCATCCACCTGCTCGGCTTCTCTTGGGTGCTTTCCCCCGACACGGCGACCTCGCCCTCCGACGCCCAGCTCTACACGCTCGGCTCGTGGGATCGCGTCTACAGCGCCAAGAACGCGGGCGTGATTGCTCTTATCTCGAACGGCTAATAGGAGGCTGTGTAATGTTCCATTCACGGAAAAGATATCAGAAAATAATTCTGGCCATGGATGATGCGATGACTACGTCCCGCGATATGAATGTCGCGGGGCTGGCGTCGGCCATTACTCTGGCAACAGCATTGAGGATACAATATTCGGCGCACGTCGCCAATTATGGCGAATCAACCAAAGAGCATAAAGCGCTGCATGCCGCAGGCCAGCTCGCCGCCACAAGTGTCGTGCCGTACAATCTTGCAACCTTGCTTACGCTTGTCAACGACCTAACTGCGAAATACACCCTGCATAACACCGATGCCATCGACCTGTCACCAACATATCACCAGGCGAAGGGTACTACCCACGCGCTTGCTGCTGAAACTGCCGTTACAACGCTTGCTGGTGCAATCACAAGGCTGAACGACATCAAGGCTAAATTCAACGCGCATGATGCGGACTCGACCGCGCATACCACGGGAAGCAAGTATCAGATTGCCGTTACTGATGCGGCACTTGGAGCGGCGATATTTGTTCCTATGGCAAACGTGAAGGCTGGCGATATGGTTTCATGGGCGATTCTAAATGATGGAAGCGGAAACGTTACAGGTGTATCGGCTGTTGCAAGCAATGGCGGCGTGACATTCACGTTTAGCGCTGACCCGCAGGATGACGCAATCATTTCGTATTGTGTCGCGGCAGAGTAAGGAGTGCCTGGAATGGAAGGATTGAAATTGCCGAAAGGTGCCCTTGAAAAAGAAAAAATACGAGCCATCCTTTCCAGGCTTGACATGCTTGAAAAGCGCGCTAACGAAGCGGAAAGCGAGCTTGAAAAGCTAATTGAGCTTGAAAAGCTAATTGAGCTTGATAAACCCGAAAGGCTGGAAAAGCTAGACAAACGCATAGGCGCGCTTGAAAAAGCGCTGGAGAAAAAGAAGTGAGCCTGTTAATTGTCGAAGACGGTTCAGGAGTCACTGACGCGAACGTGTATTCGACTCTCGATGCGTTCAAGGCATATACACCGCGCGGGGGGCTCTCAATCCCGACAAGTGCTGATGATACCACTCTTGAAAAGGCGCTCATTCGAGGCACGGCATATATAGAGGGCGCATATTCATACAGATGGCCAGGGTATAGAATGACACAAACACAAGGGTTGTCGTGGCCACGGTATGAAGCATGGGACGTTGACGGTTGTGCACTTATTGGTGTTCCGACTGGCATCAAATATGCGTGTTTCGAAGCGGCACTCATCGAGCTGTCTGAACCTGGTGCACTGACGGAAGCGCTCGAGCACGGCGGCATGATAACACGTGAGAAGGTTGGGAACCTTGAAACAGGTTATGCTTCCGGGGCGCCGGTAGGCATGGTGTATCCAGTGCTTAAAAACTGTCTTTCCGGCATCTTGAAAGGTAACGGAAGCGTGAGGCTATCACGATGAACTACCAAGAGAAGCGCAAACTGGCGGCTGACCGCATCTCGAAAAACGGTAAACTTCTCACTTTGCGCTATCCTGGTGCAGCGCTTGAGTATTGGGTATATACCTATGATCCGATATTGGGCGATACGTGGACGCTCACGGTTCCAGAAAGTGTTATCATTACCTTGTCGTCGCTGGAAGATTTTGGGACGTCTGGTCAATATGGGCGCTATAATGGCGAACTTTATCAAAACGTTACCCTTGGCGATTTGGTACTTGATGGCACATGGACCCTTAATGGTGACGAGTATCTCGATGGAAGGCTAGACGCGTGGCTTAAGTGTACCTTGGTAATGCACACAAATCCAAATGTTGTTCCGCTTGACTATGCTACCTATGGCGTTGAGCTATCGTACACAGACAAGGACTACGACGGCGAGCGCATCAAGATTGGCGACAGGAAATTCATGGTATCGGCGTTATCTGATAGTGGCATTGAGATACCGAAGCCGAATGTTGGTGGGACGCTTTTTGTAGGTACTTCATCTGGCACCGCGTTGACGATTGTAACGGTTGAACCGTTCATGCCTGGCGATGTCGTGATTTACTACATGATACAGGCGAGGGGTTAATATGGGTGTTGCTGGCGATGGGACATTTACCGCATCGATTGAGAGCTTTGTTGGCAAGGCTCTCGCAAAGAATGACGCAGTATGTCGAAAGGTATTTGGCGAGCTTGCTACAAACATTATCATGGCAACACCTGTTGACACAGGAATGGCACGTGCGAACTGGATTCCGTCTACTGGTTCACCTGATCTTTCTACTACTTCATCAACGGATTATGAGTCGGCAAAAAACAATGCGAAGGTCGTTGCAACGTTCTGGAAACCTAAAGAGACTGACGCATTTTTAGCAAACAGCTTGCCGTACATAAAGGTGCTGGAATATGGGCTTTATCCTAATCCGCCGAAGAAAGGTAAAGGTAAAACAGTGAATGGCTACAGCACGCAGGCTCCAGCTGGTATGGTTGGTATCACAATTGCAAAGATGCAGGGGAAGGTATGAGTCTGATTGATGTTCGCCATGCGCTCATCTCACGGGCCACAAGCTCCACTCCAGGGGCCGCGATTCCTGCCGACAAAACGTGGTTTGAGAACAAGCGGCACATGGAAGGAACTGCTGAAATTCCACCGCCGAACAATGCTCTCTGGTATCGCATTCTATGGGTTCCGGGCCCACAGCCGAACATGGACGGATGTGGCGCTGGCGCAAGAGTAAGGCACACTGGGTTCTTACAGGTAAATGTTTGCGAGCCTAGAGACGTTGGCGACGTACCGATGACAGCCGAAGCGCAAAGAATCATGGACTGTTTCAAACCTGGCACCAACCTTGTTTACAACAATCAGACCGTCACGGTAACGTCGTGCGGCATGGTGAAAGGGCTTTTTGATGGTACGACTGGCAATCCTGTAGTCGCGGTTCGCGTCTATTGGGTAGCTGATGTGAATAATTGAAAACATACCTTTGGAGGTATTTATGGCAAGAGCAAGTGGCTCAAGGTGGCAGCCGTCATACGTCACCGAATCTTCTTTAGGCGTTCCGTCCGGAACTGCATTCACGAAAACAAGGCTTCTATTGGCGTCCGGGCTAGAACAGAGGCGCAGTAACCTTCAAAGCCAGCAAGCGGTTGGCGACCGCTCTGTAGCTCCAGGAAGGCTTGGCAACAAGACAAATACATTCCGGGCGAACGGAGAGCTGTCATACGGAACCTTTGAGGACTTTATCGCTTCGGCGTGTATGAACTCATGGGTTTTGGCAGGAACTGCAATCTCCGCGCTTTCCGTTACTGTCGTCGCTGGAACAACGAACACGATGGCGGCTACAGGTATTGGTGGCACTGGTGCTTCGCTCATTTCCGTTGGAGATTATGTCAAGGTTTCTGGATTCGCTGGTGCATATACCGCGAACAATGGATTCTTCAAGGTAACCGCTCGCACTGACAACATGCTTACCTTTGGCGAAGCAAAAGACCCTGAAACTGGTGCGTCTCTGCTTACCGCGGCAACGTCACAGGCTGGAATAACAGTGCAGCGGATGGGATATCTGATAACTGGCTCGACAGAAAAATCGCTCGCTTTTGAAGATGCACAACTTGATACTGCTACTCCGATTTACTTTGAAGCACTAGGCTGTGTCGCTAATGGCATGACGCTTTCGATGGCAACCGATGGAATTGTAACCTGTAACTTTGATTTTATCGCCAAAAAGATTCTAGGCCCTTCCGCTACGAAGTATGCAGGTTCTTACGCCGATCCTTCAACAACGTTGCCGATTCGCGCAACTGATAGCGTAGTAGTTATAGATGGTGCTCCTGTCGCAACAATCACGCAACTTAATCTTGCCATGGCGAACCAGAGAAGCCCTCAGTTCTCTATTGGCCTTGATGAAGCAACAGGCATTTCATACGGGCGTTCCAATCTGACCGGAAACCTTAGCCTCTATGTTGAATCATCTTCTTTCTGGACTAAATATGCCGCTGAAACACGGTTTGCGCTTGGGCTTAAGTTCATGGATTCTGGCGGGGTTACCGGGTATGCGCTCGATGTACCTAGGGTTTTTATTACCGATGCGCAGTTCCAGAAGAGCGAAACTGACGTCATTCAGAATATCCCGTTCCAGGTTGAGAAGGACTCCACAAGCGGCCTCATCAACTGGCGCTGGTGGAAATTGGCATAAGGCCATACAGGAGGCAAAATGAAGTTTTCAAGGTTCGATTCGCAGACACTTGCAGAAAAAGGCATTGACGCCGAGGTTCCAGACCCTATTACTGGAGAGCCTTCCGGGCTTATTCTTACTTTGCTTGGTGCAGACTCAAAGGTATATCAGGCGGGGCTTGAAGAGATTCTCTCACGCAACAAGGCGCGTGGTATCAATACCTTGCGGCAAGAAGATTTGTGCGAACTCTTTGCGCGCTGTACCACTGGATGGAAAGGCGCGGAAGAGGATGATGGGAGCGAAGTGAAATTCTCTCAGGAAGCGGCAAAAGAGAAGTATCTAAAGCTACCGTATTTAGCAACATTTGTTGGTAATTTCATCACTACTAGGAAGAATTATTTTCCGAAGCCCTAACTGCACTATGCGAAGCGGTTAGGGCGTATTGCGACCTGAATGTTCCTGCAAAGGACGACGAAACTTCTTTGCGGGAACAGCTTGAAGCGCGGGAACGGCAAGGGCGTGGGCATGATGAGCGGCTTGATTCGGTGAAGGTTCCAGACGGATTTGAATATTTATGGCAAATGTTTTGGGATTTACGGAGTGGATTGGAGCAAGGCTTTTCTGGCGCGAAAATTACGTGGCGCGCCCTTTTGGACTATCAGGAAGTAACAGGGTATCGGCTGTCGTCGTGGGAGATTGAGGCATTGCGAGCGATGGATGCGGCCATAACGAAATGGCGTGAGGACAATAAGGACTAATACATGGATGATGCAAGCTTAATTGTACGGGTACATAATGAAGGTATCCAAGAAACCACGGCTGGGCTCCAAAACCTTGCCAACCAAGGCCGCAACACCGAGGCGTCATTTAGTTCTCTTGCGCTTAAAATAGCAGGCTATTCCTCAGGGATGAATCTTGGCATCCAAGTTACTCGAGCGGCTATTCGAGAGTTTATTGATCTTGGCAAAGAGGCGGTTAACCTTGCCGGGAGTTTCGAGCGTTCGCGTGTGGCCTGGGGCGTCTTTTTGAAAGATGTTGGGGAAGGCTCGAAAATGTTCGGCGAACTTTATGCCCTTGCTCAGCGCACCCCTCTTACATTCCAAGGTGTAGAAAGCGCCGCTCAAATGTTAAAGGGCTTCGGCCTTGCTACTGAAGAAATCATTCCTACTCTTGAACGCATGGGAGACGTTGCGCGCGGCAACGATGAAACCATGCAACGGTTGGCACTTGCTTATGGCCAGGCGCTTGCACAAGGTAGAGTCCTTACTAGAGACCTTTACCAATTCGTCAATGCTGGAGTCCCAATATTCGAGGCTTTGTCGCAAGTCATGGGGAAATCAGTCGAGCAGGTGCAGGCTCTCGTTACCGAAGGCAAAGTAGGCTTCCCTGAAATTGAAAATGCATTGAGATCCCTTACTGAAGCTGGTGGGCAATTTGAAGGCATGATGGAAAAAACCGCCCAAACTTATGAGGGGAAATTATCCATCGCCAAAGATAATTGGAAGGCAATGCTTGCCGAAATGGGGAAGTCTTTACAAGACTCGTTAAAATCATGGCTTGATGATTTCAATGAATACTCTGATCGAGTGTTAGGTAGAAAAAATATAAAAACAGTCATTGCTTCCGGTGGGTCAAGTGGAAATATTCAAGCAGCGCTTGCATTTGCGCGAGCCAATCCTACACAACTAGAAGGTGTAATACCACCCGGATATGCGCCTAATATTACCGGGCAAAGAACTGGAATAACTCTTCAAGAACAAGTCTTGGGGATTTTAAGGGGATTACAAAAAGAGCAAACACAAACCGCTCTCGAGTCTGGAAGGCTTAATGCTCCGAGTGGATACAAAACTCTTTCTTCTTTGAGTGAATGGTCTGATTATAACGGCCAATATGCGACATATAATGGGAAACTTTATCGTGCCGAAGGAAGAAAATGGGTTCCTGTAGAAGATCAATCACAAAATGGACTTGATTGGCGACAGTGGCTTACAGAAGCAACAGGCATTGATGCTACTAAGACTCGCTATGAACTTGGATGGGAGAAGCCCACAGGCTCTTATGTTGTGCAAGAATGGATAAATCAGCACACAAAAGACCTGCCGAATCTCCCACCAGAATTACAGGAAAAAGTAAAAAAACAGTTTGTTAATAATGCGAATGATTTACTCTATAAGATGCTTACTTCAGGCATTTGGAAGCTCGGCGAAGGTACCATAACCTTATTACAAAATGCAATTAAAGAATATTCTCCACCAGAAAAATATCTTGGGTCGGCTGAATCAAGAGTTCCTCCTGATCGCTGGATGTATATGCCAGGTGGAGGAATTCCATTATTAACGCCTGAACAAGCACAGGCAGAGCTAGAACGAATCACTGCATCGGTAACGCTCTCAGTATCTCAGGAACTTAGTGCTGCGGCATCACGCGTGCCAACCGATAGATGGCTCTACAGACCTGGTGGTGGTACTAAACTACTCACTCAAGAGCAAGCGGATTCTATTATCGCTACTATAGATGCGCAGATAGCTACAGACCTTAGAGCTGAACTTGCTGAATCTGCAGCTCGTGTTCCACCTGATCGTTGGATGAATAGACCTGGTGGTGGTATTAAACTACTCACTCAAGAGCAAGCGGATTCTGTTATCGCTACTATAGATGCGCAGATAGCTACTGGCCTTAGAGCTGAACTTGCTGAGTCTGCTAATCGTGCGCCATCTGATAGATGGGCAAGGTTACCAGGCGGTGGTTTACAGTATTTAACACAAGAGCAAGCTGATGCTTTTCTTAATGATATAAGCAATCGAATTGCCTTTGATACCGCTATCGAACTTTCCAAAATGGCTGGGCGCTATAAAGGCGACAAATGGGAATCAATGCCTGGCGGCGGTGTTCCCCTACTTACACCTGAGCAAGCAGATTCGATTATAGCTGGAATAGATAACAAAATATTTAGCTCAACAATGCTTGAGCTGGCAGGAGCATCAAAACGAGCTCCGCCTGATCGATGGCTTAATAAAGTCGGTGGAGGCATTCCATATCTCACGCCAGAAGAAGCCGATATAGCACTTGAAACCATACAAGCGTCGATTGATTTGTCTACAAGGATTGAATTAGAACATTCCGCGGCAAGAGTACCCGTTGACCCGTATTTATATAAACCAGGTGGCGGTGTTTCTTTCCTTTCTCCAGAAGCTGCAAAAGCAGTTACTGATTCAATAGATGCACAGATAGCTACCGGGCTTAGAGCAGAACTTGCAGAGTCTGCAAAGCGCGCTCCAACGGATCGCTGGCTTAATAAGGTTGGTGGTGGTATACCATACCTCACTCAAGAAGAAGCACAAACTGCCCTCGATACTATTGCGTCAAGTATGTATTTAGATAGCCGCATAGAAATGCAGGCTATGGCATCCCGGGCTCCTACTGACCGATGGATGTATAAACCGGGCGGTGGTGTTTCTTTCCTTTCTCCAGAAGCTGCAAAAGCAGTTACTGATTCAATAGATGCGCAGATAGCTACTGGCCTTAGAGCTGAACTTGCTGAATCTGCAGCTCGTGTTCCACCTGATCGCTGGATGAATAGGCCTGGCGGCGGAATACCATTATTAACTCAAGAACAAGCGGATTCTATTATCGCTACTATAGATGCGCAGATAGCTACAGACCTTAGAGCAGAGCTTTCTGAGGCTGCTAAGCGTGTTCCGCCTGATCGCTGGATGAATAGGCCTGGCGGCGGGATACCATATCTCACGCAAGAGCAGGCAGATGCTTTTTGGGAACCAATAAATGCTAGTATAGCCACTGAACTTAGAACTTACCTTGCAGAGGCTGCGAAACGTGTACCACCCGATCGCTGGATGTATAAGCCAGGCGGTGGTATACCGTTACTTACACAGGAACAGGCAGCGGAAGAAATTTCAAGAATTGATTATAAGATAGCATATCAAGAAACACAGACGCCAGAAGGATTATTTAGATTAAACATGCTCGCCTACCAGAATGCCCCACCATCAACTAATTGGCGAGAAAGACAAACTATCGCTATCAATCCGAATACTGGAGATATTCTGGGTTACACTATTCAAAGCGCATATACTGATGCTGAAAAGTATAGGGCAGCGTTGGATGAGCTAGAAACACGATTTGCTAATGGAGAAATATCTACTGAAGGCTACAAGCAAGCGTTACGTGAACTTGCGGAACAATATGACACAGGAACGAAACTTGCGAAACAATTCGGTGACGCTATTCTGATAACAACCATAAGCTCTCTTACTGATGAATTCTATGAACTCGGTGAAGCGATCGCAGATGGTGCAAATGCGTGGAATTCGTTCGGCGACGCAATGAGCGATACACTAGAGAAAATTCTTGTTATGCTACCGAAACTAGCGGTGCAGGCTGGGTTGCAAATGCTGACTGATATAAATCCAGCAAATGATACTCTAGGCCTTGCATTGATTGGCGGTGGGCTTGTAGGAAGCGTTGGGGCTGGCTTACTGAAAAGCAATGCGCTTGGAGATGTTTATACTTCTCCATCTTTGCACCAATACGCCAATAACGTCTACGACAATCCGCAATTATTTACCTTCGCAAAAGGTGGTGTGTTCGCCGAAGCTGGGCCTGAAGCTATCATGCCTCTAGCGCGTGATTCGACAGGGAAGCTAGGAGTATCCGCCAAAGCAACAGGCAATATCGATATTCAAATCAACAATTATTCGTCGACACCTGTCGCCAGCAAGACGCAAACAATTACCGATGCTGCTGGGAATAAAAAGATTATCCTTACCTTACGGGATATAGTACGGCAAGAAATTGCCACGGCAAACGCCGGTGGCGTGAGGAAAAGCTAAATGGAATACTGGCCGACTTCTTTACCATTAAGGCCGCTTCAAGATGGTGCTAGCGTATCGTTACCTGACAATAGGCGTGTTACAAAAATGGACGCTGGGCCTGCAAAGATCCGTCTCAAAGCTACGACAGCGCCTGAACCGCATCGATATTCTTATGCAATGACGGCGGCACAACTTGCGACGTTCAAGGCGTTTTACCAGACGATTTTACACTATGGAACTGATACCTTTTATTGGCCTGATTGGAGACTGTTTAATAATGACGCGGCGCCTGTCTATGTTCAGGCAAGATTTTCTCCAGAAGCCAATCCGCCGAGCTATGCGCCTAATGACAATGAGTTTATTGTGACGATTGATTTAGAGGTGTGGGCATGAGCACTACATTATCGGCAAAAGTCAAAGCTGCTTTATTCGCTCGAGAAACGAATGGCGCCGCGATTATGTTGCTTACTATTTCGCATCCTTCAGTCAGTACGATATATATAACAAATAATACAGTACCGCTTACCTATGGGGGGCATACCTATGCCGCTGTACCGTTTGTGCTTGATTGGCACGCCGAGACGTCGAGCGAAGTCGCTTCTGCGACTCTTACCACCTATAATTCCGACGAATTGATTTCGGCACTTCGTTCCGTCGGGGATTTTATCACCGTAAATGTGCAAGCTGTTTGGTATGACGAATCAGGAACCTTGACGCTGAACGGAAGCTGGCATCTTGACGGAAGCGAGCGCCTCGATGGTACTGCCGGGGTCTTCGAACCAGTAAAAGGAATTTCGTATATCGTAAAAAGCATTGATTATGACGACGAAATAATTCAAGCGTCGCTGGCGATTGATGATGCACTTGAGTACGAGATATTGCCAATAGAACTGACGGCACAAGTAGCTCCGGGGTTGTTCACATGAACGATAATATTGTTCACCAGAACTACGGCGACTATGTTGGTATACCTTTCGTTGATGCTGGAAGGACAAAAGAAGGTTGTGATTGCTGGGGGCTTGTGAGGCTTGTCTTACGTGAAAAGTTTGGCAAAGAACTGCCAGCGTTCGATGATTACGAGCGTTCATCGGTAAGCGAAAGTGAACACCAGATAGCGATTGGTCGGGAAGCGTTGCCACTAAAAAAAGTAGATGAACCGCAAGAAGGAGATATTGTACTGATGCGTATTCGTGGGAAATTGTGCCATACCGCACTCTATATTGGCAATGGCGAGATATTGCATACCAACCGCGGAACAGATGCGGTGATTGAACCGC